CGGAGCCTCAACGGCTCCGTTCAGAAAATCGAATACGTCGTCCGGGATGCTCATGGCTGCGTCCTCCTGCGGAAGTCGATCAGACCCATCTTGGTGGCCTTGGTCGCGTTTTCGCAGGCAAGTTCGATGCCCTTGTTTAGCACCTGCAACGCCTCCCGTCGCTTACGCCTGAATGATTCCCGGCGAATCTGGTGCGCCATGTTCTTCTTGCCTGTTCGCACGTTCCTGGCACCATCTTCGATCAGGTGAGAAAGCGTCGAGGGGTTGCCCCTGCCGTTTGCCACTCGCTTGACCATTGAGCGAAACCAGAAATCAGTTTTTCGCTGCTTCTTTGATGCGAACTTGATGCTGCCGCGTCGGCCTGCCCACTTGCGAAATCGCTCGCGGGCAATGTAAATCGGCTTGTTGACCGGCGTCAGCATGTTGCCCTGAAGATGCGTCTTGCTGCTTCCGTACTTGTACGCCCCGTTGCGGTAACCACGCCGGGCAACATCGTCAACCACTTCGGTCGCTCGCTTCGCAGCCATGCGAGCGTAAGTCTTGTTCAGACCACCCTTCTCGATAAGCATCTGGAGATCTCGCTGGATCTGCTTTTCGTTGACGCTGTATTCCATTACAGGTCCACCTCGAAAGCGTAGATCACCAGTTCATGCTCGACTTCGCGTACGTCCTCGATCCGCTCGATCGCCAGTTCCCGACCCTTGTAGGTCAGGCGGCAGCCGTAGTCGATGCCCGAGTCATACCGCATCTTGATCTGGAAGAACCGGCGACCTTCCATCTGCTGCATGCCCTGGTCGTCGAGTTTCCCCTTGATGCTCTTCACCTGGCCCCACCGNGTGATGGTGGTGTCGGTGCCGCCGATGTAGTCGGACTGACCGACGTTGCCGGTCGCGGGCGTGCTACACGTCACGGCGATCCGATGTCGTGCGCCGCCACTATTCACATTGCACCGTCCCGGAAGTTATCCAGCAACGACCTGTAGCCGATGGGCAACTTGGTCAGGTTGATNTTCTGCTGCACCTGCTCGCGGTTCTCNTAGAAGTTCGCGCCCAGGCCGAACACGCACAACTTGAGATCCTGCGAAATCTCCGGCGTGTNGACCGCATATTGCCAGCGGTAATACTTGCGGTATTCGCAAGACTTGTCGGGACGCACCATCGCGTACCACCAGCCTGCACTGGTCATCAGATAGAACTTGGACGTTACGTCCGTGGTCGTGTCTAGTGCCGCATCGACTTCGGTGATGGTACCGATGTTCGTCGGCGACCCGACCTCAGCACGGAACGGCGGTCGGTAGTAGCCCGACTCTTGGGTGACCGTCCCCGACCGCATGAGACGCCCGGTCCACTTCTCGACTGCGAACACCGCTGCATCCAGCGATCGCTGCGCAGCGGGGTCGTCGTCCGTGATCTCCAGGCGGATGTGATCCTTGAACTCGGAGAGTTGGAACTGGTGTGTGCCGAGATTGGAGAGCGTGTGCGCCATGTGATCCCCGTCCTCCTCCCCAACCCCCCCCACCCGAAGGTGGGGGAGGCGGAGAAGGAGAAAGATGAGTGGTCAGGCAGTCCAGACCAACTGGCCCGCCGCGAAGGGGCGAAGCCATCGACCGTCCGAACGCATCCGGGTGAGGTATCGCACCTCGCCGTTTGCGCTGTCGGTGTAGGGGTCGAGCAACTGGCTGAACCCAACGCGGTCGAAGATGCCGTAGTCCTCGGTGTGAACCAGGACCGCCGCAACGTTGCCCGCCGTAGCGGTCGGAAGGTTGTTGCTGACCGAAACGGGCAGACCAAGGATGGTGCCGATGTAGTTGGTTTCGGCAACCGTCGAGGTAAGCATCGGCTGGTACAGAGGCCGACCGTTTGCGTCCACGATGTTCGCAATAGCCGCGAACGTCTCCTGGCCCATGATCCACTTGAGTCCGCCCCAATACTGCGCGGGGATCTTCTCGTAGCGGAGCGTTGTCAGGGCTTCGGTGATCTGCGTGGCAGGATCAATCGTGCCGTCGTTGGCAATCCCCGCAATGCTCAGATCCTGGCTGGCAATTCCGGCGTGAGGAGCGTCGGCTGCGGTGGTGCTTGCGGTTGCTGCGGTGTTGTACGCAGTGGACCAAGCGGCGGGAGTGAGGAAGACCGGCTCAGGGCCAAGGTCTTCGCCGACACCCGTTGCGTAGGCACTGTCGAAATACAGTCCATGCTCTTCGGCGTGCTGGAGAAGCATTTCCTGAACTGCGTTGCCGCGAGCGTCACGAAGGAATTCCTCGGTGACGTTAGTGCGGGCGGCACTCTTAAAGTTACGAACGCGAATTCGCTCGAAAGAACCGATCTTCTCGGTGTATGCACCGGATTCTGCGGTGAACGCATCTCCGGACATATCAATACGAGCGTTCACACGCTGGAGTTCGACATCGTTCTGGTAGGTTCGAACAGCAAAGTTCTGTCGAAGGACTGCCAGTTCCGGCAACTTGCGAATCATCATTGCAAGCAGATCGACCGGGATGCTTGCACCAGCAACCGGACCACCGGCATCGGTGGCGGTAAAGGTTGCAGCCGATCCATCCGAACCAAGGCCGAGCGGGTTGACTCGAACGTCGGGGGTGCCACCGACGACCTTGACCTCGGTTCCGTTGATCTCGAATCGGTATCGCCGATCCTCACGGGCGGGGGTAGCCGCTCCAGGCGTGAAACCGAAGGACGGCTTCTTGACGAGGTTGGACACCTTTTCGCGTGCCTCGGCACCACGAATCTGCGTGTCGAGTTCAGCAAGGCGAGCCTCGCCGTTCTCCAGAAGTTCGATCGACTCAACGTCGTCGATGCTGTCGTTGCGAAGCAAGATGTCGTTCATCTTGCCCGCGAGTTCGTCCCGCTGCTCGCGGAGACTCCGTGCGTCGTCCATTGGAGGACTCCTAAGTAAGGCGGGACGTAGCCGACGCATATGCGCCGCTCGTCACCAATGAAAGTTCGATCAGGCGAGCCGCCCGCACCGTGCGGACGCTCGGACCTGATCGACGGTGTTGCCAAGTGTCGCCATCCTCAGCAACGATGAAACCCACTGAAACGGATCCGTCGAAGTCGCCTCGTTCGAGTGCTTCGATCACGTCCTGCCGACAGTCCGGCAAGTCGCATTCGAATCCAAGTCCATTCTCTCGCTCTTCGAATCGAAGAGTCCCCGCGCCTGTTCGTGCAAGCGGTACGCCGCCTGGATTGTGCTGAATGAACATCGAAACCGAGTCGTCGATCTGCATCGCACGAGGCTCGATCTTTTCGCGGTACGCGCGCGGGCGGTCACGAAGGATGACGGAGAGACTGCGGTACGGGACCGCGATGCCCTCAAGCGTCCGCTTCGTCAGCGTCCCCGCTGGCATCATTCGGTGTTCGATCTTCGCCATTAACCATTTCCTGATTCTGCTCCACCGGGAGCATGTTCGGACCGATGAGAACTTCGTCCCCGCCTTCGATGGGCGTGTATCCCATCATCGCGCGGGCTTCGTTGCGGGTCATAATGCCCGACTGAATTGCCGTTTGAATTGCACCGACCTGTTCGCTAAACGTGCCACGAACAAGAGGCGCGGTGTCGAACCACACCCGATACCGACCCTCGGATTCCCGGCCCGGTAGCAACTTGAAACCGAGTTCGGTCTGGATGGAAGCCAGATATGAACCGAGGCATGTATCGACGTAGGCTCGTGACATCTCACTGGTCTGCTCCTGCGTCGAGTTCTCCAGGTTGTAGAGGTACTGCGGGGGAACCCCGTACATCTGCGACACCTGGTTGATCGTAAACCGCCGAGCAGCGATCCAGTCCTGATCGGTAAGCGACTGGCCTACCTGCTTCACGTCAGATTCGTTCTGCACCACGATCGGACGCAGCATTCCCTCGACCGTGCCGTGGGCGTACTTGAACGCATCCTGCATCGCGCGGATTGCGTCGGCTCCGACCGTCTCCTTTGTGGTAATGGCAATCTTGCCAAGACCCGGCATCTTGAACGCCTGCATCCCGGCGATCTCTTGCTGCGCGCCGAGTTCGATCGCACGGCGAGCGACGACGATGGGGCTTTCACCCCAAAGCATCCGCTGGTGTGCGGGCATTCGCCAGTGGACGACATCCTTGGGGTCGAGGTCGCCGTATTCGCTCGATCGGTAATACCAGCCACCGCGATCGGCGTCCGGGAGCAACTGCACGTCCCAGGGTCGGACCGGGATCAGTTCGTCGACCTCGCCAGCGACCCGCGAGATCAACGAGAAGGCGTTTCCCCAAACCATCGCGTTCGTCATCATGTGA